TTCAATTTCTGAACAGCGAAGGGTTTCATGTCCAAGTGCTGCTGGATGGCGACTATCTGTCCAGGTGCGCGATGGCCGACGTTGTCGAAAATGGCAGCACGCAAAAGGTCGGTCTTTGTCAGAGATACAGCCGCCAGTTACTTGGCTGCGACTACGTCATGTACGACACATCCCGTCAGTTCGCTTTGCCTCCGTGGCAACGAACGCCTGAATGGAAGCGGGTGATCAAGGTCATCGCCGAGCATTCGCACGTGAAGGCGAATGACGAAGCCATACACTTGTTCGGAAACTTCTATCGTGTGTTCACGTACGGCGATCCCGACTGCGGACCGTGATTCATCTGATGCCGGCGAATCCTGAGACCGGCGGCACTTTCCAGACCTACAAATATGGTGTTTTGCGTTCACGACGTTCCGCATGGAAGCGCGTTCGCGTCGATTTGACCCTGCTTGAAGGAAGAGCCATTTGCCAGATCCCATTTTCTACGCCGCCGCTCAAGGACCCGCGCGTGAAGAGCGGCATCAAGATAACCGGATACGTCCCGTCGAAATTCCTGATGCGCAACGGGGCGTATGTCACGGATCCCATCCCGGGCGCGTCGCAGAATGCTTACCTTTATTCCGACAGTTCGGGGCAGAACAAGACGGACGGCACGATCGCCAATCCCAACAGTTACATCCTCGTGCCGGCGAGTTACAGTGAACAGGAGGCGAAGAATTCCGGTGCCGCGCTTGCCGAGACGATGCGAACAAAGGGACTTCGTCCGGTGCTCGAGCAGATGACGTCCGCGTTCTGGCCCGGTGGCTCGGAAGAGCTGCAACGCAACCCGAGGTGGGGTATTCCGCCAGATTCCTTCGTGCCGGCTTACATCAGCGGCGCGTCGGATCACTTCGGCTACGTCACAGGGAAAGCGGGATTGCCGCGCGAGTTGGCCGAGTTCGGGGGCGGCATCCATAATCTGTTCAGCAGGCGTTTCGTAAATCCGCACGTCAACGCGAGCGGAAAGTTTGGGCTCTCGCCGGTCAACGAAGCCAACATCGCGCAAGGCCACGCGGCCGGCCTCTCTGCAAACAGCCCACCTTCGCCCTTCAATGACTACGGCCGCAACATGCCGCCGCCGCCCGCAGACGGCCAGATCGGCGAAGGCAACGGCATCGCGCCGTTCTCGGCCTCGCTCGCCGGCATCGATCCGGACGAGCCTGCGCCGCCCGCCTGGCCGCCACAACAGAATAATCCTGTCAGATACCTCGGTACGCTGGCCAAATAGTGATCGCACAAGCGACCTTGTGCCGTTGAAACAATCATCCAAATCTTGACCACGTCGACCCGACGCGACATGCGTCGGCGCCACGGCGAATTTGTCTCGCAGGCGAGCGAACCGGAAGTACCGCTTTCGTACCATCGCAAGGCTCGAGATCGAAATAACCCTGAATCAATTCTCCCGTCGTCTGTCGTTCGTTCCGGCCTTTGCTCCGGATACGAAGAGACAGTCGGGAACCTTGCAAGGAAACCTCATGTCCCTACCTGCTTCCACCTTCGTGACCTACTCCGCAGTGGGCAATCGCGAAGATCTCAGCGATATGATTTATCGCATCGACCCGGTCGACACTCCCTTTATGAGTGCCACCGAGAAGGAAAAAGCGACTGCCGTCAATCATGAATGGCAGACGCAAGCGCTCGCGCCGGCCTCGGGCTCCAATGCCCAACTCGAAGGCGACGATCCCAACACCAACACGACCACGCCGACGGTCCGCCTTGGCAACATCTGCCAGATCTCCTACAAGGTCGCCCGCGTCTCGGGCACTCAGCAGGCGGTCGAGCATGCCGGCCGCGACAACGAGCTCGCCTACCAGGAGATGCTCAAGGGCCTCGAGCTCAAGCGCGATCTCGAAACCATCCTGGTCGGCACTAACCAGGCCAAGATCGCCGGCAATTCATCGACGCCGCGTAACACCGCGTCGATCCTGTCGTGGATCGTCTCCAACACGTCCAAGGGAACCGCCGGCGGCGCCGCGGACCCCGGTGCTGCGGATGGCACCGGCACTCGCACCGACGGTACGCAGATCGCTTTCACCGAAGCGCGACTGAAGTCCGTGCTGTCGTCGATCTGGACCAATGGCGGCAAGCCTGGCACCATCATAACCGGCGCGTTCAACAAGCAGGTGTTCTCCACCTTCACCGGCCGTGCCACCGCGATCGAGGAAGCCAAGTCCAAGAAAATCGTGGCCTCCGTCGATGCCTACGAGTCCGACTTCGGCAAACTCAAGGTGGTCGCCAACCGCTTCCAGCGGGCGCGCGATGTGCTGGTGCTGGAAATGGACAAGTGGGCGGTGGCGTATCTCAACGGGCGCAACATGATCTCGATCCCGCTCGCCAAGACCGGCGATTCCGATCGCCGTCAGATCCTGGCCGAGTACGCCCTGGTCGCGCGCAACGAGAAATCGAGCGGCGGCGTCTTCGACAACACCGTATCCTGATCCTTCGAGTCGTTCTTTCTCAAAGAGGCGGCCTTCGGGCCGCCTCTCTTTTTTGGAGATATCAATGTCGCTTCCCGGCAATCACACGCTCAGTACCATCGATCTCACGGCCTATACGCCGTCCTGCGGCGCTACCCCGGTCGCAGCCTATATTCGCGCGCCCTTCCGATGCCGGCTGCTGAAGGCAACCGGTGTTCTCGGCGGCGCGATCACGACCGCGGACGGTACGGTCACCGTCGCGGTCAATTCAAGCACGGTCGCGAGCTTTGCAGTCCCGCAAGCAGGCTCTGCCGCCGGCCAGCTCTTCTCGGCGGTTCCCCGTCGCCGACTTATCTCAACGAGGACGACGTGATCGTGCTGACGCCCTCGGGTGCATCCGGCTCGTCCATTCCGATGCATTTCTCCGTTGTCGTGAGGGCTGCCTGAGATGTCCTTTTTTCCGAAGCAAGCATCCTCCCGCATCGGTACTACGCAGACGATCGCGTTCGATGGCAACGTCGCGGCAACCAATTCATTCGGCACCGAAACCTGGCAGCTTCGTTTGGTCGCGAATTCGGCCTGTTGCTTCCGGGTCGGCGATGGCGCCCAGACCGCAACGACGTCTGATCCATTTCTTCCCGCCAATGTCGTCCAGTATGTCATCGTCAGTCCGGGCCAACGGATTTCCGCGATCAAGGCCGCCACCAACGGCCTCGTCACGGCGACGGCCGGCACCCTGTGGGTGACGGAGATGTCATGATTGACGGCATCCGAATTCGGCCGCACCTCGACAGCAACGGCAAGGATTTTGCAATCGAGCATGTCCAGGACGTCGCACCCATCCTGGAATGGAACGAGGAGGCGCGCCGCGAAGAGCAGCGCGGAGACTGGGGACGGCACGTCGCGCGCATTCCCAACGTGATCTACCTGCAATGGCTGAACGAAGAGCACGCGCGAGGCAACATCGGCCTGCGGCTCTTCACCCCCGAGTTCGACGCTATCGTGCAGAAAAAGCTCGAAGATCCCGAGTGGGTATATTTACGAACTGACCGGCCAAAGCTTCAGGCCGGCTGGACCATGGAGCTGTCGTGACGCAAATCGTGGACTACACCTCGCTGCAGACGGCAGTCACCGAATACCTCGCGCGCGACCAGGATGCGACGCTGATTGCGCGGATTCCGAGCTTCATCCAGCTCGCCGAGTCCAAATTCAATCGGCAATTGTTCGTGCGACAGATGGAACAGCGATCGACAACTGTCGTCGATCTGGCGTCGAGCGAGCCCGAGTTCATTGCGTTGCCCTCGGATTTTCAGTCGATGCGCAGGGTGCGGCTGTCCAGCGTTACCGGCAAGCCGTCCCTTGAGTTCAGATCAGGCACACAGCTGGATGAGTACCGCTTCGCAACCGCCGATGTCACGGCACAGCCGCGTTATTTCACGGTATTCGGCGACGAGCTCGAACTCGCGCCGACTCCCGATGCCGCCTATACAATCGAGATGATCTATCGACAGAATGTCCCGCCGCTCGCGACCAACTCCACCAATTGGCTCCTCACGCTCGCGCCAGATGTTTACCTGTACGGCGCGCTTATGGAGTCGGCGCCGTACATCAAGGAAGACGGGCGCATTGAGACGTGGGGCACCGGCCTGGCGAGCGCGCTCGGCGACCTCAACGAGCTCGGCAAAACGTCCGCCTTCAATGCCGGCCCTCTCACCGTACGCCCCGGCGGCGTCAACGTATGGTGACGTGCCGATGGCATGGACGAAGGTCTCGGAGCGGTCATCCACCTGGACGGACGAACAGAGCGCGAGGCGCGTCTTTAGTCCGAACGTCTTTTCTCACGCTTCTCTCAACGGCAAGCGCGTATTCTCCATGGGCTCACCGGCCGGCATTTGGGATACCGACCGTGCTCCAACGTCGACATGGACCTTAGATGCCTCTTAGCGTACTCCACTATACGGTAACGGGTGCGCCGCACGATCCTTCCGCCTTTATCGACGGACCGGCATGGGATGCGGCGCATGTGATCGGGGGCGTGTTCGTCGTTGGCGACTATGGCCTTGCGGCGTCCGCGCTCACCGATACCACGAACGCGGGTAATATCTCGGCGGGCACGCTCGCGGCCGCGCGCTTGCCGCCGCTCGGCGGGGACGTTTCGATGGCCGCGGGCTCGGGCGTCACGACGCTTGCCGCGACGATCGCGGGTGCGAGAACGTGGTCCGGCGCTCAGACCATTTCGAATGCTACTGCGTCGTCTTCTACCACTACCGGCGCGCTCACCGTTGCCGGTGGCCTTGGCATTCAGGGAGCGTTCAACGTCGGCGGCGCTACCAATATCGCCGGCGTGGTCACCCTCAGCAATACGACGCCGGCCTCTGCCTACAACTCTGCCGCGATCATGCTCGCGGGCGGCCTCGGCATTGCGGATCGGATTTGGTGCGGCACAGGCTCGGCGGGCGGCTCGCTCAACCTCAACGGCTCGGCCGGGACTAACGCCGGCCCGATCGTGTCGTTTAGGTACGGCGGAGTTGCGGCCTTCGGGTTTGGCCGGTCCGCGGGCGTGCTCGGCGGCACCGCGGACGATTTCGTTATCACGGCCGGTGAGCGTGCGGACGGCGTGGCGTCGGTCGACATAACGCGCGGCGCTAACACCGGCTCGCCCTCAGGCGGCGTCGTCAGTTTCATGAACGGCCTCGGAGTGCCGGCGGGCGGCTCGGCCTCTGCGCGGATCCTGTTCGGTGGCGGCAACCTCGGAATCTATTGGGGCTCGGGCGCGCCCACTGTCTCAGCGTCTCAAGGCTCGCTCTACATCCGAACCGATGGTTCGAGCACTTCGACGCGGCTTTACGTCAACACGAGCGGCACCACCTGGACCAACTTCACGAGCGCGACCTAAGGGGCGGCAATGGCAACGGACCTCGGCACGACAACGATCGTAGTCTCGGCGCAAGAGCGGAGGTAGCGTGTCGGTATGGAAGCGGCGCGCGGTGCCGATGCCGAGGTAACCGTGTTCCCGAAGCGGTGAAACAGCGCCGGACGGTTCGCTGATTTCCTCAGCAGCCGGCGCCGAGGGTGTCCCGCAGGCTTTCCGCCGTAGCGGCGGCGCAAACAATCACTGTGACCAGAACTGCCCTCATTTCTCACGCTCGCCCAACTCGCCGCAACGATCGCGGCGACCGCCGATCAGTGGCGAGACGAAGACAAAGCAGCGCAGCCCGACACGTAAGGAGAAAGCGGACTTGGATCAGAAACAGGCAATGGCGCTGATTGTGTATTTGCAGCGGGCTTACGCCATCATTCCGACCACCGGCGCGGAGTGGAGTGCGCTGTCCAGCGCGGTCTCAGCTATCGAGGGCGTAGCAAACGGCGTCACCACGATGGAAGTGAAGCCTGGCACGACCGCCGACAGTGAGGCGGCTCAAGCCCGACGCCCATGATCCTGGCCGCGGAGTATCGCCCCGACGTGAGCGACTACGGCGCGAGCTTAAGCAGGAAGATCCCCAATTGCGTCCCGAGGGGCGAAGGCTACCGGCCGTTGCGCCGCCGTCGTCATGGTCAGCGCCGAGCCTGCCAGACGGCATCTCAACATTGAACAATGCGCCCTCATCGACATGGAGGCCCGACCAAATGCCCCTGCTGAGATATGCGGATTACAAACCCGACGTCAGCGATTACGAAGGCGAGGCGACCCGGAACATCCTCAACGTCATTCCACGCGGCGATGGCTATGGGCCGTTCCCAGCGTTTTCTGGCTACACGTCTGGGCTGCCCGACTCCTGCCGGGGTGCGTTCTACGCCCTGAAGCAAGACGGCACGGTCGTCACTTTCGCTGGAACGGCGACGAAGCTCTACAAGCTCAACAATACAGATTTCACCTGGGTCGATGTATCGAGGGGCGGTGGAAGCTACTCGGGCTTATCGTCGACAGCACAGTGGCAGTTTGCGCAGACAGGAAATCTGGTGTTCGCCACACAGGCGAATGCATTGCTACAGGTGTTTGATCTCACATCGGCTGCGTCATTCGACAATGCGCTCGGTACGCCGCCTCAAGCCGCTTATATCAGCGTCGTCGGCCATTTTCTCGTGCTGTCGGGCCTGCTGTCGGCAGCCTACCGGATTCAGTGGTCGGGATTGAACAATTTCAATACATCGACGTCCTGGGACGGGGTGACGGCGGGGTCAGATCATCAGGATTTTCCCGACGGCGGCATCGTGCGCGGTGTGGCCGGTGGCGAGGCAGGAATCATCTTTCAGGATCAGGCAATCCGGCGCATGTCATATGTGCCCGGCTCGCCATTCACCTTCCAGATCGATCGCATCACCCAGGACAAGGGACTTTACGCGCCATACTCGATCATTCGTGCCGGCGAGCGGATCTTCTTCTACGCAGGTCAGGGTTTTCACAAGATCGAGCCGGGCGGCGTCCCCGAGCCGATCGGCCGCGAAAGAGTCGACCGCACATTTCTTGCCGATCTCGACAAAGGCAATCTGCAACTGTTTATTGGCGCGGCCGATCCGCGTGGCACAAGAGTTTATTGGGCCTATCGATCGGTATCCGGGACCGCAGCAACTTACGACAAGCTTCTTGGCTATGATTTCCTGCTCGATCGCTTCTTTCCGATATCGGCGACCGGTGAATATCTGCTCGGGATGTCGCAAACCGGCCTGACGCTGGAAGCTCTCGACAGCATTTCATCGTCGCTCGATGCGATGACGCTCAGTCTCGACGCCTATGCCACGGCCGTCCAGCCCGAGATCGCGCAGTTTTCAGGTACCCACGTGCTCGGCTTCTTTCGAGGCGGCAATCTCGAGGCCACGATCGAGAGTGCAGAGCAGGGGACCGACGAGAACCGGATCACCATTCGCGGCTTCCGTCCCGTGACCGATGCACCAACGCTCTATGGGTCGGTGTCCTGGCGCGACACGCCATCAGCGGCCGCTACGTCGGGAGCGGAGGTGCTGGTCAACGGGCGGACCGGCCGCTGCGATATCAGGCGCGACACCCGATATTCCCGGTTCAAGGTTCGCATTCCCTCAGGAACCTCGTGGACGTTCTGCGCCGGCGTGGTTCCGGATTTCACAACCAACGGCACGCTATGACCGCGTATGTTCCCGGCATCACCGAGACCGACCTGAAGAAGATCGTGCTCGCCTTGCAACAGCTGGCGGCCGGCCGCTCGAACGCCGTCGGCAGCGTCACTCTGACCATTGGCTCCGCGACGACCACAGTCACGACGGCAAACTGCGCCGTGGGATCGACGCCGATCCTGACGCCGGCGTCCGCCAATGCTGCAACCGAGTCGGGCAACGGGACCATCTATGTGAGTGCAGTCGCGAATGGCGCGTTCACGATCACGCATGCAAATTCCGCTACCACCGGGCGGACATTCCTCTACGCCATCCTTGGCTGAGCTCATCTGCGTCGATCCCGCGCGGGTTCACGAGATCTGGCCGGCGGTCGCGCCGCTGTTACGGAAGGCGATTTTGAAGACCGGCCTTTCGGCTTTTGTGGATGTCGAACACGACATCCTTTCCGGCGACGCATTGCTCTGGCTCGCCGTGGACGGCAAGGCGAGCAGATTGGCGATCGATGCCGCGGCATCGACCCGTCTGCAGCACACCGACGCTGGCAAGGTCTGCGTCATCACAGCCTGTGCCGGCCGCGACATGTCACGGTGGCTCCCGCTGATATCAGGCATCGAAAATTACGCGAGAGACGAAGGCTGCAGCTGCGTTCGCATTTTCGGACGCAAGGGCTGGCGGCGTGTGCTCGAGGGATATCGGGGGAGTTACGCGATTATGGATAAGGAATTGCATTGATGCCTTTTACCAATTCTCGCAATCCGTACGGATTTGATCCTCAAGATTACGACTACCAAAACGCTCGTGGGTTGCCGGGTCTGTTGCGGGAAGCAATGCAGCGACAAGCGATGCAACAGGGAAAGTCAAATACAGCACTAAGCTCGGAACCGGATGGCGATTCGAGTGCCCCTCGTAACCCGCAGAGATGGTTGGGCCGACTTGAATTGCCAGTGGCGCCAAGGCTGGGGTCTGAAATTGACGAAAGCAGCACGCCAGACCGCGCAAGTCTGATGGCTCTTCCTGTTCAATTTCGAGTACCGATGCCTGGTCGTGCGCCGTTGCCCGGCTACCCGCCGACACCTTGGCATCAATCTATCCCACAGATCCCTATGCCACATCTTCCCGAACCTTGGCCGACAATTGGGAAGGTTATGCAGCTGCTTCCGCGATGGGGGCTGCAGTTGGACCAAGGAGACAACGGATATTGTCCGGGCTGTCAGGATGCCGAAAATGGATCGAACGAGAGTGGAGTAAGGCCGCGTGCGCCGAAATCTCCGTTACCCGGACCGGCACCGATCCCTCCCTCGTTTGGTTCAAGGTTCAGCAAAACTCCAAAATCCTCTGGAAGCGGTGGTGGCGGACGTGGGCGCGGGCGAGACGAAGATGACAGCCAATGTTACGAGAGAGAGAGCAGCGAGAGAGCAAATTGCTACAAGCGCATAGAGGAATATCCACATTGGGATTTTCTTGCTGGATGCTTGGAGCGCGCCGGCAATCGACGTGACTTATGCGTTAAAAGTGGAGGGCGTCTGGATCATGAAGGGCCGGCCGAGTGGGACCCCGATAAAGACGAAGAAATTTACTACAACTTCAGACGGTGAGGCTTGTAGGCCCAAGCTGGCAGCACTAATCTCCACGGTTAAGCTTTGGAGGGAGCCGCCATTAGCTCTGTTGATCGAATTCGACAACTCAACGAGTGGGCCGAACGGCTCCGAGAAAAGGAGCCGCTGAATCGCGCAATAGAGCTTGTGAGGGCTCGCATGCACGAGTCAAACAGTGAAGATCGACGGTGTTTGGCTTCATCACTTACTAGCTTCTTGACTCTAGCCGATCGCGACAGCGAAGCTGTCGAAGTCATCGACGCGATGATCGAAGATTATATTGATGACGTTCTTTTCCCGATCAGGAAGGCCTCGCACTACCTCTATTTCATAGAGGACCTGGAAGAAGCCCTGAGATGTATCGATCTCGCCTTAGAGCGAGCCAATCGCACAGGATTCTTCCGAAGAGAGGCACTTGGGGTGAAAGCCCGTATCCTCCTGAAGCTTGGCTGCGGCGAGGAACTCACGCGCGTGCTTGAGGAAATCATGGCGATGAAAATGATCAAGGGTGTTCCTGACGTCGGACCAGAGCGCGATTTCGTCGATCGTGCACCGCCAAGGATGATTCCAGAGGACGTGCTCGCTCGTTACAATAAGTTCCGTCCGAAGCGGTCCGGAGACAACACGGTTGACGAACCTCCGGAATGGGAGCCTCCCGAGTGGCAGTGATCAGGCGATGGGGCGGTCGTCTTGTGCAGCTAATACATTTTTGCGCCGTACCCGAATCATGCGCCGTACTTGACAGTGGACGAATCTGCCAGCGACGCGACGCGGCTGAAAAACTGGTTATTGGCCGTTTTAGGTGAGCACAATCCGTCATCGAATGAGCCGGCTGGAGCTAAGGCCGCGCCGGCGCAACTGGCCGATGTCTCACCCGAACCGGCTTCTGGCATTCGCATGCTGAGCTCGTCCGTGTTTGGAACCGGACCGATCAAACCGACATCAACGGCCCGGCGCAGAACTTAAGCTCGACGGCTTCGCCTCACTGGTAGGACGTCATCTAAGCAGAGCTGTGCTCGATCGACCGGTCTTTCACTTCCAGCCAGCTCACTGGCGCCAATCCCCACGGCAACATTCGTCGGCCTCCAACGCGTTTCCCGTTTCGGGCGGAGCAGGATGCTGCGCGATCCATCGTCATTTAATCAGGAGCACTCCAATGGGCGGACAATCCACGACCACACAAACCCAGCAATCGCAGAGCGCACCCTGGGCGGCGGCGCAGCCGATGCTGCAGACCATCCTCGGCCAGATCGGCGGCAACCTGAACAACACCGGCCTGAGCTCAGCAGAGACCGGCGCGCTGAACACGCTGCAAAGCAATGCCGCGCAGGGCAACCCTTATGCCGGGCAGATCGGCGGCTACGCCCAATCGCTGCTCGGCGGCGGCGGAGCCAATGCGCAGGCGCCGAATGTGCAGAACAATCTTGTCAACTATCAGAGCCAGCTCACGCCCTATGCCAATGGCGGCATGGTCGGCAACAATCCGGCACTCGCGGCCCAGCTCGCGCAAATTCAGAGCGATGTCACCAACCAGGTGAATGGCCAGTTCGCGGCGGCCGGACGCGACTTCAGCGGGGCAAATCAGCAGGCGCTTGCACGGGGGCTCGCGCAAGGCGAGGCGCCGGTGATCGCCGCGCAATACAACCAGGACGTCGCCAACCAGATCGCAGCGGCGAATGCGCTATACGGGGCCGGCAACACCACCGCCAATACATTGGCCGGTTTTCAGCAGAACTATCTCGCCAATCAGGGGCAGGGCGTATCGGCCGCACAATCCGCGCTCGACGCTCAGAATTACGGCGCCAATGCCACGTTGGCCGAAGAGGCGCAGCGGCGCGGCATCCCGGTCCAGGCGCTCGGTCTCCTAGCGCAGATCGGCACGCCGATTGCCAGTCTCGGCACGCAGAGCAGCGGCACCACGACAGGCACACAGGACATGTCCGGCGCACAACAGTTTTCGGCGCTGGCCAGCGGCATCGGCAACCTTGCCAAATTCCTGCCGTCGGACATGCGCTTGAAGGAAGACATCATTCCGGTCGGACGACTATTCGACGGCACGCCGATCTACCGATATCGATACAAGGGCGCGCCCGCTTATCACATCGGGCTGATGGCCCAGGATGTCGAAAAGCGCACGCCGGGCGCAGTTATCGAGATCGATGGTTACAAGGCCGTGGACTATCAAGCCGCCACCGAACCCTCATGTGCGCTCGGTGAGGCCGCTTGATCAATCTCGGTCCAGCAGCTTTCTGTAAATCTGGAGAATGCGAAAATGGCTCTGTTCGATGATCAGCCGTTCGAGGCAGCAGGGCTGCTTGGCCGCCTGCTTTCACTGCAACAGCAACAAGGGCAATATCAACCATCGCAGGGATTCGACGCGCCTGATGGTCGGCCGGTCACAGCCGCGTCACCATCGCAATTTCCGTCGGCTGCGACGAGCACGCCCGTTGCTGCGAACCCGCAGGCTTCAGGGCCGACTGCGTATATCCCGATCGGCAACTACCTGATGCCGCAATTCGGCGGACCCGCGATATCGCAGCCAGAGCGGCTGCCGCCTGATCTCGGCGATCGGTTGAGCGCAGGTTTTCAGAGTTGGGCTCATACGCCACTCGGCAACCCCTTCGCCGGGATCGCCAATGGAATCGCCGGCTTCAGCTCCGGCCAGGCCGTCAGCCAGCCATCACCGCAGAATTCGCCACCGCGAAACGATACGTCACAACAGCGTCCTGTCTTGCAGGATGTGCCGCCGAGTCCTCAAGCGCCCGCCATAAATAGCCAGCGCACGCTTGTCGGCCGCGTCCTGCCACGTCCGAACAGCGCCGGTTTTGACCCGAGGTTCCGATATGGTGGATGATCCTGGTTCTGAACTCGCCGGCGCCGCATTTGATCTTGCCAATGCGGGCTACGCGGCAATGCCCGATCCCCGCAAAGAGCCGGAGGAACAGGCGATCGGCAGCGACGGTACGTCCCTTCGGCAGGCGGCCGACCAGGTTTCCTCTGCGCCAGATCCAATCGTTGCGAGAGGCTATCTCGACGCCAACGGTGAGCCGGCGCCGCAGAATGAAGCCATAACGCTGGCGCGAGCGGCGCGCGACTATGCTGATATCACGGCGGCGGAGCGGCTCGTGGCTGAGAACGAGAGCGCGAAAACGCTTGCCGAACGGGTCGATGCATTGCGAGCCGAGGCGGCGGCGAATGACCCGGATGCCGCTGACTTCTACGGATTTGAGTTGCCGGAAGACGGCGAAGCGCCCGGCAAACCAGTGGACGAGGCGAGCAAGTCCGGAAATTCCGCTGAAGCTCGGGCCGATCCGTCGTCGCTCGATCCGGAGCTTGAAAAAGCGCTCGCCGACCTCGCGGTAGCGGCGCTGCCCGCCCTCCCAGGTGACAGCCGTGCGGTCGGCAAAGACGCGGAATGCCCGTCGGAAGAGAGCGTCGAGCGTGATGTCCGCCGCCATGCCGGCATCGAGCTGCCAGTCGGCTGCGCCGGAAGACGACTTACTGGTAATAGGCCGCATAGGTGCGCCTCAGCTTCGCTTTTTCGATCTTGCCCGTGGCTGTCTTGGGCAGCTCCGAAACATGAATGACGGCCTTCGGGCATTTGAACGGGCTTAGCCGCTCGCGCACAGCCGAAAGCAGCATGTTGGCGTCAATGGATCCGCCATTCTGGGTGACGACGACGGCGGTGATCGCTTCGCCCCAGTGCTGGTGCGGCAGCCCGATTGCGGCGACTTCAAGCACGTCGGGATGTGCGGCCCGGATCGCGAGCTCGACCTCGATCGATGAGACGTTCTCGCCGCCCGTCTTGATGACGTCCTTGAAGCGGTCCTCGAACCAGAGAATCCCGTCATTGTCGAAACGGCCGGCGTCGCCCGAGTGAAACCAGCCATGACGGAAAGCTTCCGCGGTCGCCTCGGGATTGTGCAGATAACCCACCATGGTCTGCGGGCTGCGATAGACGATCTCCCCGGTGCTGCCGGTCGGAAGCAGCTCGCCATTCGGTGCCATGATGGCGACCTGTACGTTGACGGCAGGCGTGCCGACAGCACCGGGATGGCTCAGCTGGTGCTGGGGCTTGAAGAACGTCGAGACCGGGCTCATCTCCGTTTGGCCGAACATGAGGCTGAAGTCGCAGCCGAAGATCTCGATCGCTCGGCGAAGCTCGGCCTCGGGCATCGGCGCCATGGCGTAGACCGTCAGGCGCAGGCTGCTGACGTTACGGGGATGCGTGAGCTGCCGTTCGACGAGTTGCTGGATCATCATCGGCA